TGTCTCCGTCACGACGGCGAACTCCTTCAGTCGTCGCATGAATGGTGAACCACAGTCTGGTTTGGTTCCCAAGTCATACCACCTCTCAGGCGGCATGTTGCTGGTGAAAACAAAGTGGTCCGCAACCATGTTGACAGCCCCTCCCTTCGTCTCGACGGTGAGTGGTCCGTAGTCCAGCAGACGTAGGATGAAGTCGTATGGCATCCAGCCATAGAACTCGTCCACTATCACCGTTGTATGTCCGTCGTAGCCATCCCACCAAACGCGGTTCCCGTTTGGTTTCGTCAAGTAGAACACCCGTTCGCTTGGCGGATGCACAGACCGGCAGTAGAGCGACTTCCCCGTGGCACTTGGTCCATGGAGGACTTCAACCGTTGGCTTGCCTCGGTTCAGTTGTCGCTTCACTTTCCGATACTCAACGAATCCACGATGGTATCGCACGTAGTCCCCGAAAAACTCTGAGGCGACCGCACTCATAGGTTCACCCTCATCCAGCATTCGCTGCACGGTGTCTAGGTCAGACCTCTTCCCTTGACTACCGCCCATGTCCCCAGCCTCCACGCTCTCAGTGCCGGCGGCCCGCATGATTTTCTCATCGGGCCATTCGAAGGGGACCTCGTGGGTCTTGGTGCAGTATCGCTTATTGGTCCTCCCATCAGCGACGGCAGGTGCCCACCTCGTCGTGCGCCACAGCAGTTCCTTGACTTGAGTCAAGCGCGCTGCTCGGGTCAGTTCAACGTAACCCTGCAAGTGATACTTGCCTTCCTCGTCCGGGCCTTCCACCTGCCCGACGACATACCTCACTATTTCGTTCTCCCCAATCGCAGACAGTCGCTCCAATGCGGCCTCTGTCGTTTGGTTGTGCTTGAGCCAGTGGGTCAGAACCCACCGGCGGCTCGGCTTGCTTTCTGTGTCAGCCATGACAACCCCAGCCGGGTCCAGCATATGAAGCGTTCTCCCCGGACGCCTGTAGGGGCTGCGACCTCATCGCGGAACATGAGTGCCCAGTGCAAGCGCAGGTTGAGCAGAGATAAGCCCGAAGCGGCCGACAGCATGGAGTGTTACCTCTGCTCACTTCCGTTACAGTTACGGGGTATGCAAAGGGGTCAAACAGCGACCCCTTGCCACCTTTATGAGTGATGATGCCCACGGACATACATGGCCCGCAGCAAGACGCTCCATAAGGTAACCAAGCGCTACGAAATCACCACCACTGGCGACCCCCATGACGCCATCGTCGCGGTTGACATCGACCTTGCAACGGAGTTGTCGCAACGCCTAGGTCGCACTATCAAACAGGGCAATTCCTTCAGGCTGGTCGGCTGGGGAGCATCCGTAGTCGGGCAGTATGGCTCGTTGGGAACCGACCTTGACTTGGGGCTATCCGCCACATGTCGAGTCAAGTATTGCCCCACCACCTACCACAGCGCGAAAGCATGGAGAATGCTGAACAGCGCCTATTGGAAGCAGTCCGCGTTCCGTGAGGGACTCGGTGTCAAGTCTCGATACGACGAGTTCGAGGTTGCCTACAAAGAAGGCGGGGAGTCCAGCAGGACGAGCCAAGTCTACTGCGGCGGCATCTCTGACCCACAGGCAGAACACTGCTTCATCTACGCACCTTACGACGATGAGGATGGATTGGGCATTTCGACCATCGGCCTCAACACGTTGTATGATGCACATCACCCCGTAGAAGCGCCGGGTCAAATCACCGAGGTTGACCTGTTGTTTGATGACCAAATCAATTACAAAGCCGCCAAGTTCGCGTCCAAGTTCCCAGAAGAGGACAACTTCACGATGGCCGCGCACTTTTCGTCCACGAACTTCTACGACCACGATGTTGGGCTGGATGATATCTATCCGCAGGGCGCTTCAGCGGGCACGGAGAACTTCTTCCTTCCCGACGATAACCACATCCCGATTCTTTGCGGACGCATGAATCTGTGGGCATGGGTTCTTCCCGAGTCTGACATCCATGTCGTCGAGGACACCCTCTACCTCTACGTCACCTTCTACATTGAAGGGTGGAACACCCTGAACCGAACCAAGAAGTCACGGCGTAGCGCGAAGCGTGGAGGACGACGCCGTGGCAAGCGCAGCCGGTGACCGACACCAATCCGCCGACCCACGGGAGAGCGGTTCGGTGGCTGTGCCGCCGATGGTGCTAGGTCTACTCAACCGCTGCCCTTGCCTCTTCGCTTTCTTGCTCGGACTCTATGTAGCCCAACACGGAGTCCAAATATTCTGATGTTGTCTCCGTCACGACGGCGAACTCCTTCAGTCGTCGCATGAATGGTGAACCACAGTCTGGTTTGGTTCCCAAGTCATACCACCTCTCAGGC